TTGAGAGTGAAGGAGTAGACCTAAGAAATATATATATAGTTTATTCTTCTGCACTTTCTGAGATTAGATATTATTGTGACAAAGTTATCAATAATGAAGAATTATATCACTTAGATGCTGATGGTATAGAAACGGAAGAAATAGTATTAGATGCTGATGGTAATCAATTTGTAGCAGATGCAATTGTTATTGATGGTATTACGGTTATAGCAGATAATGTTTCTGATGCAGCAATTAATCTTTCTGAAAAAAGAGCTGCTATTAGAGCAGAACTACAAGGAAAAACTTCTGATGAAAAAGAAGTAATGGTTGGTACTGCTGGATTAGAATTTAAAGATCACAATAAGATTAAATCAAATGGTAAATCACTCGTTAGAAACCTCATTACAAATACAGATAAATATGTAGCTATCACTGGTAGAGCAAAAGATAAAAAAGAAATGGTTAAGAATAGTAAAGGAGAAATGGTTCTTACATATATGGGGTATGAAGTTCCTGAATCATGGGATTTTATCCAATATGATGTATATACAGTGATTCATAATATGGCAAATGCCGATGGTGAAATTTATGCTGTAATTGAACAAAAAGATAGGACTGGAAAATACAAACAGAATGAAATTGTAGAAAATCCATCTGTTTCACTTTGGCAAGATGTAATAGATAATAATAAAAATAGAGGAAAGAATGTTGGTATGTCGCAAGGAAGTGTTAATGAAACTGTTAAAAAGAATGAAGAATCGTATAGTCAAATTGCTGGTTATACTGATAGCACTCCTAATTCTACTTTAACTCCTCAAAATACACCAACAATAGACATTTCAAACGTTACCGCAGAATCTTTAATTAAAACACTTGAAAAGATTAAAGAATCTATGCCTCCAACTAAACGTAAAGCAATGAAACCTTTACTTGAAAATGAAGGACTTCCAATTAAATTCACATCAGATTTATCAGTTGAAACGTTACAAAAAATATATGACATTATGATTAAAAACTAATATATGTATAAAATGAGGAATGGTTTTATTATCATTCCTCATTTTCAAAAACATATTGGAGGATAGAGGTATGAAAGAAATATTAAGAAAGTGTAAAATGTGCGATAAACCAAGGGTAAAAACAGTTAATTTAGATACAGAAAAGTTTATCCATTATAAACAGTCATTTTACCATTACAATTGCTTTGTAGAACTTAAAATGAAAGAAGATAAATTAGAACTAAATGAAGCAATAGAACTTGCTGACAAGATGGTTATAAAGACTCGTGAAATAAAAACAATTAACAGTTCAATAGATAGAGATAGACTTACATATTGGTTGTATGAAAATTATGATATAAATGTTTTGTCTCCATTATTCTTTCAAAAGATAAAGCAAATAAATGATGGAACATTTGCAATGAGGATAAATTCACCAATTACTTATTATGACTTATTACAGATATTCAAGAAAATGAAAACATATCTTGATAAAGTTAATAGTCAAAATGAAAGAAAGGGTAAAAAAATAGATGTGATTAGAAGGGTAGACTATGACTTAGCAATTGTAATCAATAATTATGATGAATATTTAAAGTGGAAACAAAAACAAAAAACAGAAGAAGTAGAAAATTCTAAAATAAAAAGTGATATTATATTTAAAAAAGAAATACAGATAAATAATATCACTTCATTAAAAAGAAGAAATGAGAACGAGAATGAAATAAATATTGCTGAAATATTAGATGAAGTTTTTTAAAGAGAGTTGGTGTTACATAATTGGCAGAAATTAAAAATCATAATATCCAAAATGAAACGCTCTTAGTTGGGAGTCTATATAAAAAGCCAGATATTTTTGTAGAGTACGGGCATATAATGCGTCCTAAATATGATTTTTATGACAGTTCGTGCTTGTTTTTTTATAATTGCTTTGAAATGATGTACAAAAACTTTTCACAAGAATTTACAGAAAACAATATCAATATTTACATGTCTCAAGATAAAAAAAGAAATACAGAATACAAAGAGTATGGTGGTTATAAGACTATAGAAAAATTCAAAGGGATAGCAATAACAGATGATTTTAAGAATTACTTTAATATAGTAAAGAAATATTCCCTTGTTCGAGAATATGAGAGAAATGGTTATCCAATTCAAAAAATACTGGAACATAAAAATTTTGAGAAATTTAGTGCAAATGATATTTATAAAATGATTAAAGCAAAAGCTGATACTATTAATACTATAATTAGTGGTGGAGAAGAAAGTATAATATTGGGTAAACAATCTACTAAAAGAATTAAAGATTGGATTAAAAAACCTAGTTTTGGGATTACATTTCCTTGGAACTGTTGGAACCTATTCTTTAGGGGGTTTAGGAAAGGTAAATTAATTGTAGAAGGTATGCTTTCTAACGAAGGTAAATCAAGAAAAATGGTTGCTCTTGCAACGCATATATCTTTGGTAGAAAAAAAAGCTGTACTAATTATGACTAACGAGATGTCAGAAGAGGATATTGAGGCTTGTAAAATTGTAACCGTTATTAATGATCCAGTACATAAGTTAAATTTTGATTTTGACTTAAATAAAACAGAAGAAGAGATTGTTCTTGGAAGATATAGAAGTGATTTAACTAACAAATTTATAATTAGAGAAATTGACGAAAATGAAAATCCCTTATTAACTGACGAAGAGTATGAGAAAAAATTATATGATGAATCGACAGAGTATAGAAATACACTTGTGGTTGCAGAGTGGATTGAACAAAATACTAAAATATATTTTATGGAAATGAGAGAATATGCAGACTATGATTTAGAAATGGAAATAAGAAAACATGTTTTATCAAAGAATGTAGAATATGTAATGTATGATACTTTAAAAGGTTTTAGGACTGATGGTTGGGAGGTAATAAAACAAACTGCAACTAGATTGGAAGAATTAGCAAAAGAGTTGATGATAGGTATATATGCTAATTTTCAACTCACAGATGATTCAGTATACATAGAGGTATTTGATTTAAATAGTATGAATTTGGCGAACTGTAAACAGATATTTCATGTATTGGATTATTTAGTCTTAGGTAAAAGATTGTTTAGAGATGATTATGATAAATATTCTATAATTGATGATTGGGGAGGAGAAGTGCCTTTAGATATCACTAAGACATATTATGGTCATAGGTTTGCTAAAAGTAGAACTGGTGGTAAGGGTAAGGTTACAGTATGTGAAGTTGACCTAGATAGGAATACATGGATTGAAGTTGGATTATTAATAAAGAAGGGAAATAAAAATGGTGACTCAAAACCAAAACAAAGATTAGGGGCTTAAACTTATGGAGGTAAAAGAATTATTCAGTAAGATTATTAAAGGTAATGATACAGAAAAAATACTAAAAAGTCTTGGTATGCATCATATTGAAGAAAAAGATGAATATTTTACATTTGGTTTTCCAGATGGAGACGCTAAAAAGGCTGTAATTTATAAAGATAATCTTTGGGTAAATGCTTATACTAGAGACATTTCAGATAAATACGGTTACACAAATATCATTTCACTTACATCTTTTATTAAAAAACAATATTTTTCACAAAGTATAAAGTGGATATGTGATACTTGTTCGTATAATTATTACGAAGAACCAAAAAATAAAACAGAAATGATTAAATTTCTTGATTATATTTACGAACAAACAAATGGTTCAAATAAGAGTGATGAAGATGAAGTAATAAATCTAAAACCAATAAATGAAGAAATATTACAATATTATGGGAATTATGCCAATGAATTATTTCTTAAAGATAATATAGACTTGCAAACTCAAATTGATTTTGGTTTTGGTTACGATTTAGAAACTCATTCTATTACTATCCCAATAAGAGATGAATTAAATACGTTAGTTGGGGTAAAAGCAAGATTATATAAAACTTCAGAAGAATTGGAAGCATGGGAAAGTAAGTATTTTTATATAGTTCCGTGCGCAAAATCTAAAATATTATTCGGTTTAAATAAGACTATACCATACATAAAAAGAGAAGGTTATGTAATTATTGCGGAATCAGAAAAGGGCGTTGCTCAATTATGGTCATATGGAATAAGAAATGTTGTTAGTATTGGTTCACATACAATTTCTAAGTATCAAGCAAAAAAACTAACACATTTAGGAGTAGATTTAGTTTTTGCTTATGATAAAGATGTTATGTTTAAGGATGATAAGTTTAATAAGGAACATTATGAAAAAGAATGTAATAAATTTATAGAAAATCAAATAATTTATTGTCTGATTGACGAAGACGGAATATTAGGAGAAAAAGAATCACCAACCGATAATAAAGAAAAATTCAAACTACTGTTTGAAAATAAAAGGATATTGAGAGGAATTAAATAAATGAAATATAAGATTATTGGAAAAAATAATTATAATGCTACGAACTTATTGTACGAGATACTTAATAATAGAGGAGTAAAGGATGTAGAGAAGTTTTTAAATATTGATGATAGTATAGTTACAAATCCATTGAGTTTTAAAAATATGGATATTGCTGTAAAATGTTTGTTAAAACACTTGGAAAAAGAGTCTAATATATTAATTATCTGTGACGCAGATTGCGATGGCCTTACATCTTCTACGTTACTATATAATTATATAAAGGAAATATATCCAAATGCTAATCTGCAATTTCAAAACCATATTAAAAAGACACATGGCATTATGTTAGATGATCTGAAAGATATTTTACCAACAATTCAATTACTAATATTACCAGATGCTTCTAGCGAACAATTTAAAGAACATAAAATTGTAAAAGATATGGGAATAGATATTATTATTTTAGACCATCATAGTGTAAAAGATTACAGTACAAATGCTATTGTTGTGAATAATCAGTTATCCAAGATTTCAACTAATTTATCAGGTGTCGGCATTACTTACAAGTTCTGTAAAGCATTAGATGAAGAACTATGGGAAGATAAAGCTGATAAATATTTAGACTTAGTAGCAGTTGGGATGCTTGCAGATTATATGGATACTAAAGATTTAGAGGTACAATATTATGTTCGTAAAGGGTTAAGTAATATAAAAAGTTATGCTCTAAAAGCACTAATTGAAGCACAAGATTTTTCTTTAAAAGGAGAATTAAATCCTATAGCAATAGCGTTTTATATTGCTCCACTTATTAACTCTGTATATAGATTAGGAAAAATAGAAGATAAAGATATGATGTTTAAATCATTTGCAAATATAGATACTGAAGATATATATATATATAAACCAACAAGGGGTAATAAAAAAGGAGAAGAAATCGAAGAATCAATTCATCAACAATCTGCTCGAATGTGTGTTAGTTATAATGGTAAAAGAAAAAGATTATCAGAAAAATTAATCAAACCAGTTGAAGACCAAATTAACTTAGATAATAAAATAATATGTGTAAAAGTTGACAAAGAAGAGTCGGAAGGTATGTCTGGACTGTTAGCAAATTCATTATTGGGGAAATACCAAAAACCTTCAATTGTATATTCTATAAATGAAAAGAATGAGATTAGAGGCAGTATGAGAGCCAATACAGGTGACTTTAAAGATAAATTACAAAAAACAGGATTGTTTGTTTTTGTTGCAGGGCATCAGGACGCAGCAGGTATACAAATCAAAGAAGATTGTCTAGAAGAAATTGATTCCAAACTTAATGATTTTTTTATCAATGAAACTTTTGAAAAAGTTTATAGTGTTGATTTTAAAGTACCATTCGAAGAAATGTCATTTGAGTTTATAAAAGATATTTGCGACTTAAAATATATCTACAGTACAAATATTCAAGAACCTTTAATTTATATAGAGAATGTCAAAGTACGTACACAGGATATTAAATTACAAGGTGAGAAAAAAAATACTATAAAAATAGAAACAGATGAAGTTGATTTTATTAAATTTAAAAGTAATGAAGAAGTATATAGTAATATGGTTGATTGGAAAAGTGAAGTTATATTAAATATCGTAGGCAGAGCTAGTATTAATGAATATAATGGAAAACTTACAGGACAAATTTTTGTTGATGAATGGGAAGTATTAGATTAATTAACTTAATAATAAATAATTTTTAGGAAGTGATTATTTGATAAGGCTAGAATTTAGAACAGATTTACATTGTCATAGTTACTATTCACTGTTAGATGGTCTACCAAGTCCTACAGATATTATTAAAAATGCAGTCAGTAAGGGCATGAAAAGTATTGCCCTTACTGACCACGGATTTCTAGGTGGTATGGCAGAATTTTTCTTACAAGCAAAGAAAAATAATATTAAACCTATTTATGGTGTGGAAGTATATGAAACGTCTGACACTTCAAATAAGGATAAGGATAATAGGTATTATCATCTACTTGTTTTATGTAAGAATAATAATGCAATGAAAGAACTTAATAAAGTAGTAAAAAGATCAACACAAGAAGAGAACTTTTACTATAAACCAAGAATTGAAATTGACTGGCTTATACCATTTGCAGACGATCTAGTAATTTGTACAGCATGTTTAAATGGAAGAATAAATAAAATAAACAAAGAAGAAAAGATTAAGTTTATTAATAAAATGAAATCTATTTTTAAAAGCTTTTATATAGAATTGCAAAGTCATGAAACTGAAGACCAAATTACATGCAATAAAGAGTTGTTAGAAGTTTCAAAATTAACAAATACTCCTATAGTTATTACAACTGACGCTCATATGCTTAACGAAGAAGATTTAGAATTGCATGGCAGATTTAAGTCCATAGTAATGAATAGCAAAAAAACACCTGATGAAATAGGTGAGGCATATAGAGATTGCTATATACAAACCGCAGATGATATTTACAAGAAAATGTCCTACTTTCCAGATGAAGTGATTAATGATGGTATAACTAATAGTAATTTAATTGCTGATATGTGTAATGTTGAGATGGATTTCTATAATATAAAATTTCCAGTAATTGATATACCAACTCAATATAAAAATATTAGAGAATTTATTCAGGCAAGAGTTGATGAAGGTTGGCAAGAAAGAGAATATTATTTAGAAACTAAAGAGAGGCAACAAAAAGCAAGAGATAGAATTAAGTACGAATTAGATGTTATTGAAAGTAAAGGGTATTTGGATTATTTTGCAATTGTTGATGATTTCTTAAAATATAATAAAGAGCAAGGATATTTGCCACCAAAGGGAAGAGGGTCTGCTGGTGGTAGTAGTGTAGCTTACTTTATGATGATTCATGATATTGACCCATTGGATTATGATTTATTGTTCGAAAGATTCCTTAACCCAGATCCAAAAGATACTCATATCCCTGATATTGATATAGATTTCTGTCATACAGTTAGACAAGATGTAGTAGATTATTGTATAAGGAAGTATGGTAGCAGTCAAGTTTGTAATATTGGACTTTATTCATATATGAAGGCAAAAACTGCAATTAAAGATGTTGGAAAATCTTTGGAAGTTCCATTTTTTGCTACAAATGAAATTTCCAAAACATTATCCGATGATACAAAACTATCAGAATATATAGAAGAAGGTAAACATCAAAAATGGATTGATAAATATAGTAAATTTCAAGTCAAAGAGATGTTTGAAATTGGTGCAAAACTACAAGGAATACCAAAGAGTTTCGGAAGTCATCCTTCTGGAAAAATTATATCAAATATGGTTCTTGAAGAAGCAATGGGAATGTCAGTTATTGATGGCGAAAATGTATGTATGTATGACATGCACTATGTTGAAGATTTAGGATTTATTAAATTTGACTTCCTTGGATTAAAAACTAATACAACTATTTATGATACATTAAAATTAATTGGTAAAGACGCTAAATTTATCGAAACATCAAGATTAGATTTTAATGATGATAAAGTTTATGAACAATTCAGACTAGGCAATACTTCTGGCATATTTCAATTTAGTTCATACAGTATGAGAGAAGTATTGTCTAAAATGAAAGTGGACTGTATAGAGGATTTAATTGCTGCTAACGCCTTATTTAGACCAGGGGCAATGGACTACATTGACGCATTTTGCCACAATAAGCAATGTCCAGAAGATATTAAATATGTTAACGACAGTCTTAGTGATATTCTTAAAGTTACTTATGGTCAGTTAGTATATCAGGAACAAATGATGGCTGTTGGTAAAATGGCTAATGTTCCTTCTGTAGACGATTTACGCCGTGCATGCGGTAAAAAGAATAAAGAGTTAATGGCAGAACAAGAAGTTTTCTTAAAAGAAGGATTAATTGAAAAAGGTTGGAAGCAGAAAGAAGTAGATATTATTTGGGATCAGATGGTAAAATTTGGATCTTACGCCTTCAATAAATCGCATTCTGCCAGTTATGCCATAATTGCCTATATTACCATGTATTTAAAAGTATATTATCCTGCAGAATTTATGACATCATTACTTAATGCGTATAGCAATGACAACCAATTAACTAGTAAGTATATAGCTGAAGCACAAAGAATGGGCCTAAAAGTTAAAACGCCAAATATTAATAAATCTGAAAAAAACTTTTCAGTAGATGATGGTTCTATACTTTTTGGACTCAAAAATCTTAAAGATTGTGGAGAAGTATTTGTAACTAAATTGCTAGAAGAGAGAAGTAAAGAACCTTTTAAAAACTTTACAGATTTTTATACAAGATCAAAACCAGATAAACCATCTGTTGTTTCACTTATTAAAGCAGGAGCATTTGGTGTAAAAAACAGAGAACAATTCTTATTGAAATTTATAGAATCTCTATTTGAAACAAAAGAATATTCTCCTGTGCAATCGCCACCAACTCTTAAAGTATTAAAAGAGCAATGGGGGATAGAAGCAAATAATAAAGAAGATAGGTTAAAGTATTACAATGCTAAACGTAAAATATTGTTTGATGAAGAACAAATCGTAAAGCACGAAAATCATATTTCTGAGTTAAAGGAAAAATATATGAGTAATCCAGAAATGTGGGAATATGATGTCATGTCAATGTTCATTACATATAACCCATTAGAAAAATATAATAAATATATAACTCCTTTTGAAGATATTGATGAAGGTAAGGAATCAGTCTTAGTTGGAGTAATAGCAAGTGTTCAGAAAAAAATGGATAAACATAAGAAGCAATTCGCTTTTTTAGAAATTTATCAAAATGGAGATTTAATTGAAGTTATATGTTGGCATACACAATTCAAAGATTGTGTAAATGAGTTGGTAAGAGGGAGGGTAGTAGTTATTTTAGGTAAAAAAAGTGAAGGGAAGGTTGTTCTAAAGGAAATAATTTCATTAGAACAATGGAAGAATAGGAGAGAAATTAAAGAATGATAGAATTAGAAGTATCTAAAGACTTAGAAGAAAATAAACCTGATTTAGATAAGGTATATGAATTTTTAGCAACTGTTACATACTCTATATATTACGACCAACAAAGAAGTTTTGGTATATATGAGTTTACTACAGATAGTAAATTGCCATATACTAATGATTATTTATATAAAGATAAACATAGATATTTAGGATGTCTAAGTGGAAATATGCAAGAATTATACTGTGAAACAGATTATAAAGTTAATGCTAAAATAAAATATAATAAGAAATATAAGAAATATGATTATTCAATTGAAAGTATTACTAGTGAGCAACCTAAAACATTAAGTGAACAAAGAAAATTTCTAGAGGTTTTATGTACTAAACGACAAGCAGATATAATACTTGAATATTATCCAAACATTATTGAAGACGTAATGACAGGTAAAATTATAGACACTTCTAAGTTTAAAGGTATTGGAGATAAAACTTTTCAACCAATTAAAGATAAGATACTAGAGAATTATATTATTCAAGATATTATTGTTTTACTAAGACCTTTGGGTGTGACATTTAATACGATTAAAAAAATGTTAGGTATTGAAGATAATCCATCATTACTTAAACAAAAAATAATGGAAAATCCTTATATACTTACATCTGTTCATGGTTTAGGTTTTAAAAAGGTAGATGATTTAGCTTTAAAACTTGCTCCAGAATTAAGATCAAGTATGCAAAGACTTAAAGCATTCTTATTCTATACTTTTAAAGAAATTGCAAGTTCCGAAGGCCATACTTGGATCAATAAAAGGGATTTAGTAGGGTATGTAAGGAAAGATTTGAGAGAATGTATTGATATTTATAAAGATTTCATCGAACAAGAGACTGAATATCCATCATTACTTTACATTTATGATGAGAAAATTGGACTATTAAAGTATTATAATACTGCTAAAAATATTGTAGAACGTCTATTTTGGTTAGATGGTTTAGAAAGTATGATAGAACCTTTTACAGAACAAGAAATGGATGATTCTATTGCTCAAACTGAAAAAGAGTTAGGTTTTGAATTTACTTTAGAACAAAGAAATGCTATTAAAAGTATTAATGAACATAATGTAGTGATTGTAACCTCTCCTGCCGGAGCCGGAAAGAGTACAACAATTAAAGGAATTTTTGATCTACTAACAAGGGCGAAAATTAAAGACAAATTTATAAGTAGCGAATATAACCAAATACATTCAGAAGATATAATGGGGAAAGATGAATTTTCTACTAGTAACGAATTATGTCAAGGTTCTTATGGAGATATTTCTGTAATTGATGATCGTTCGGTTGTAAAAATTGGTCAATCAGCATTGTCTGCAAAAGCAGCAAAAAGAATGAAAGAGGCATCTGGTGGACAAGAAGCTATGACTATGCATAGAATATTAGGTTTTGGTGGGAATAATGGAGATGGAGGTAAAGGAGGATTTGCTTTTAAAAAAGATTTCCCAATGAAGTATCATGTGAATGTTTTAGACGAGGTAAGTTTAGTAAATAAATCTTTAATTAATAGTTATATAAATGCAATTAGACCACATAGCAAATTAGTATTGATTTTTGACTTTGCTCAATTGCCACCAATCGGATCAGGAGATTTTACAAGGGATATTTTAAAAAGTAAATTATGTATTAATAAATTTACTAAAGTTCATAGGCAAGGTGAAAAAAGTGGTATATTAATGGATGCTAATAAAATAAGAGTTGGTACTAATCCCATTGAAAAATTAGAAAAGAAAATAGTTCATGGAGAACTAAGAGATATGTTTTATAGATTTGAAACAGACAAAGAAAAAATGAGAGATATGGCAATTGAAGCATATTTAAAATCTGTAGAAGACGTTGGATTAGAGGAAGCAGTTATTATTACTCCAAGAAAACGTAAATGTATTAATAGTGCTACTGAGTTAAATAAAATTATACAAGATAAATTGATACCTGATGGTGTAAAAAGTTTAACAAGATGGAAAGATGGGGAACAATGCATTTTTAAACTTGGTGCAAAGGTAATGCAAAAGAAAAATAATTATGATAAAGATAAAATGGTTTTTAATGGTGATGAGGGTTATATAACCGACATTAATAAAAATGGTTTTACTATAAGTTTTACTCTTGAAAATGGCAAAAGAGATGTTCTTTATGCTAATAGCGAATTAGATCAGGTAGAATTATCGTATGCTAACACAATTCACTCTGTCCAAGGATCGCAGTTCCATTCAGTAATTTGCGTCTTTGATTCTAGTAGTTATATAATGTTAAATCGTAAGATTTTATATACCGCAATTACAAGAGCAAGAAAGAAATGTATGCTCATTAGTGAACCAAGGGCTTTTAAAGTTTGCTTAGACGATGAAAATAATAAACCAAGAAACACCTTTCTGAGTGAGATGTTTGAGGTATATAATGAAGAAAGGGAGTAAATTGCCATTCATTAATAGGACATGTGAAGTTTGTGGAAAAGATAAAGAATCTGGTTATAAGGTAAATTTTTGTAAAAAGATAAATATGTATTTGTGTAATAAACATTACCAACAAATAAAATTATATGGGACAATAAAACAAAGAACTAGAAAAGATTTAAATGAGATAGTTATATACGATACATATGCTGAAATTATTTTGTACGACTTGAAAAATGAAGAAAAGTGTAGGGCAATAATTGATATTGAAGATATTGATAAAGTAAAAAATTATAAATGGTCTGAAATGGGAAGTGGGTATGCTACTGCCACATATTACAAAGGAGATATGAAAACTGGAATATTATTGCACAGATTAATAATGGGATTAGACGACGAAAAAGATTATGATCATAAAGATGGCAATAGAAAAGACTGCCGTAAACAAAATCTTAGACCTGCAAGTAGTTTAGAAAATGCTAAAAATAGATTAAGGCAAAATACTAATACTTCTGGTTTTATAGGTGTATCTTGGAGTAAGGTAAAAGATATGTGGAGAAGTTATATCCAAGTGGATTATAAACAAAAGCATTTAGGTTATTTCGATTCTATTCGGGACGCAACATTTGAAAGAATTAAAGCAGAAATGAAATATTATAAGGAATATAGAAACTTGTATAATGAAAATGAATATATAGAAGTTTACGGAGAAGAAGATATTGTTAACCTAAAGCAAGAATTGCTACTATCTTAAACCAATAAATAAAATTCCTTGACTTACTATTCCCCACATGCTATAATATTCACAGGAAGCAAACATATCTCTAAAATAAAATCTAATCAATAAAAAGAAGGTGGAAATCATGTAAACACACATAATATCTACTCCTACCCTAAAATACACAATAAGGAGAATCTACACATGACTGAAAAAATAATTGTATTATCAGAAAAAGAAAAAGCTAGACAAAGAATTAATGTCTTTCATGGATCGGCAAATAATTTCATAAACATGATAAAAGAATTAGTCGGCAATAGTTTTGATGTATTCAACCAAAACAAATTAAATTATATTAAAATCATATTACATAATGAAAATAAAATAGAATATATCGATTCAGGAGCAGGTATCCCAATTGAAGGGACTGCTAGTGATGGTAGTCCTAACTATCAAGCCATATTTGAAAAAGATTTTGCTGGAAGTAGATATGATAATACAGAAACTACGATTGGACAAAATGGAATATTTTTATACACATTAACAATGACATCAGAAGATATAGAATATTATATATCTAGACCAAATGGAAACTTATATAATATAAAATATCATAAAGGAGATAAAATATCAGAATTAAAAGTCATAGGTAAAGAAGAAAATACTTATTCAAGAATAATATTTTCCCTTGATAGAGAAGTATGGAATAATCCTAAATTCACATTTGAAGAAATATGTAATATAGCACAAACTCAGTCTTCACTATGCAATGTAAAAATTATAGTAGAAGATAAAGAAAAAAGTTTAATAAATGAATTTTATTATAAAAATGGGATATTAGATTATTTCAATGAAATGACTCAAGACAAAGATATTATCACTAATCAAATAAGAATTACTCAAACTAAAAAAGTAACAATTGATAAAGTCATAAAAGGAGAAACTAAGAAAATTGAAGATACCGTTTCTGCTGATTTGATATTTAGTTATTCAAATGATTCTAATAATGACTTTAAAAAGGATTTTCTAAACACTGCTGATTTAATATCATATGGAACAATCCAAGATGGTATATATACTGGATTAAAAAATAGTGTAAATAAATGGCTAAAGGATAATGGCAAATACATTAAAAATGAAAAACAAATTTCTACTGATGATATATCTACAGGATTAAATTACATCTGCAATGTTTCAAGTTATTATGTAGAATATGATAATCAAATCAAGCAGAGGACATCAGTAAAATATTATAAAACCACAATGCAGGAAATAATAGAAGAGTATATGGAAATTTATTTCATAGAAAATAAAGAAGAAAGTGAAAAATTAACTAATGCGATCCTCTTAAATAAAAGAATTCGTGAAAAATCTGAAATCAACAGAAAAAACATCAAGAAAGAATTAGAAGAAAAAATAACTAATCAAACAAATAGACCATTAAAATTTGAACCATGTGAAAGCACAAACCCTTCCGAGATTAAATTCACATTAATTGAAGGTGATTCTAGTTTAGGTAGTGTTAAATTAGCAAGAAATTCTTATGATACTAGTATATTACCATTAAAGGGTAAACCTATAAATCCTTTTAAAAGCAAACTAGATAAATTATTAAACAATGAAGAAATTAAAACTATTTATAAGATATTAGGTTGTGGTATGGAATACAAGGGGCATTCTATAAAAGGAATTCCCAAATTTAACATTGATAATTTACAAGTAAATAGAATCCAAATTGCTACAGATTTTGACTATGACGGATATCACATTCAATCATTGTTAATAGGAGTATTCTATACTTTATCTCCAGAATTATTAAGGCAAGGAAAAATTTATATTCTTTACACTCCTTTGTATGTCATAAAAATAAATAAAAAAATAAAGTACAAAAATGAAACTACAGACACTATATTAGCTTATAGTGAACAAGAAAAAAGTGAAATAGTCACAAAACTAAATGAAGATAATATTACATTTAAAGCAAAAAGGTTTAAAGGACTTGGTGGTTTATCAGTCCCAATCATGTCAAAAGCTCTAAGTGAAGAACATATAATTCTAAAACAGTTAACTATGGACGATGTTGAAGAAAGTAAAAAGTGGCTAGAGTTATTTTTATCAGAAGAAAAATTAATGGACAGAAAAGAATATATTGAAATCAATGGCAATAAATATTTTGATTATTCTTTGTTTGAATAGAGGAGTGTTGTAATTGGCAGATATCACAACCATAGAATCAGGAATACATACAAGAGAATCATATATGCAATATGCTATGAGCACAATCTTAGATAGGGCATTACCTGATATTAGAGATGGATTTAAACCAGTACATAGAAGAATACTTTATTCTATGTATGAATCTAAAATAATATACAATAATGATATGGCTAAAACAACTGAACCTGTAGCTGAAACAATGAAAATACATCATCATGGGGATACTTCAATTTCAGAAGCAATTGCTTTAATGACAGAGCAAAACGAATCTTTACTGCATCCATACATTGATGGAGAAGGAACATTTGGCAAAGTATATTTAAAATGTAACCCTTCAGCAGCGAGATACACCTCTTGTAGATTAAATAAATTCTCAGAAGAGTTTTTTAAAGACTTAAACAGTGGTGTAATTAAGTTAATTGGAGAAGATAAAAAACATTTACAACCAATTGTTTTGAGTGCTAGTTTTCCTAATATTCTTATAAAAAATAATGAAGGAATTGCATGTGGAATAGCTTGTAATTTCCCCAGTTTTAACTTAATAGAAGTATGTAACACAACAACTGCTTATATCAAAGATAAAGACATTAATTTACTTGATACATTGAAAGCTATGGATTTTTCTACTGGAGAAGAATTGATATTTGATGAGAGTGAACTAAATAAAATATACGATACAGGTAGAGGGTCTATTTTATTAAGGTCGAAATACACTTATGATAAAGAAAATAATCGCATAAATATATATAAAATACCATATAGTACAACTGCTGACGCTATTAAAGCAAAAATAACTGAATTAATGAAAAAAGATGCTAATTTCAAAGATATTTTAGACATAAAAGATTTGACTGGATTTAATAAAAAAACACAAAAAGAGGAACTAAAAATAACTATTGATATAAAGAAAAATACAGATGTTAATCTGCTAATGAAAAAGTTATTTAAAAAAACTCCATTACAATCATCATTTTCTGCAAATATGAATTGTTTAGTTGATTTTGTACCTAAAGTATTAGGCGTAAAGCAAATACTTGACGAATGGCTTAACTTTAGGACAGAATGTATAACTAAAGGATTACAATATAATATTAATAAACTGTCAGATAAACTATACATACTTAAAGGATTTGAAACTGTTTTACTAAATGTAGATAATGTAATTGATATTGTTCAAAATTCAAAAAATGATGATATGATCATAAGTAAATTAATGTCCAATTTAAATGTAGACAAAGAACAGGCAGAAAATATTGCTAATATTACATTGAGAAATATTAACAAAGAATATATTCTTAATAAAATTAAAGATATTCCGAGTTTAGAGCAAGATATTGATGATTTAAAATACAAACACGACAATAAAGAAGAAATCAATAAAATTATTATTGAAGACTTAGAAAGGATTAAGAAAACATATGGTATTCCTCGTAAAACTCAAATAATTTATGATGATCTAACAGAAGATGTGTCTGAGGATATATTAATCGAAGATTACAATATCAGATATTATCTAACTAATGATGGTTATTTAAAGAAAATTCCCTTGACTTCATTAAGAGGAGTTTCTGAGCAAAAACTAAAAGAAAATGATTTTGTATTACAAGAATTAGATACTCTGAATAAATCTGATCTAATTTTATTTTCTAATAAACAAGTAGCATATAAATTAAAATCACATGAATTACCTGACACAAAAATATCTAATCAAGGTGAATATCTAGCCAATCTCATTAATTTAGATAAAGATGAAAAAATTATCTATGCCATTTCTACTACTGACTATAAAGGTAATATTTTGATTGCTTTTAAAAATGGTAAGATAGCAAAAATTGATTTATCTTCCTATTTAACAAAAACAAATAGAAGTAAATTAATTAATGCATATAGCGCGGATAGTGAAATGGTAAATATAATGTACTTAGAAAAAGATATTGACTTATTATGCAAAAGTAGTATTGGTAAGATACTAATTATTAATACAGATCAGATTGCAGTAAAATCAAGTAAAATGTCAATAGGAGTAAGTGTATTGAAAAGCAAAAGTGAAAGTTATATGGATTTATGTGTAGATTTGGATAAGGTTGAGGGATTAGAGGTTGTTGATTATTACAAAGGGAATGTTAATTCCATTGGGAATTATTTGAAAAAGAGTGACAGTATTGAGATTGTATAAATTGTAAAATAAAATTATTTGACTTATTGTTACCGATATGTTATTATTAATACAAGCGAAAGGAGGTGAAAATAAAAATGAATCCAACAAAAGTTATTAATCGTATCGACGGTCAATGGACTCAATGTTCTTCACAAGAATACAACTCCAAAGACACAGCAAATTTCATGTTCTGTCAAAACAATGACACAAAAACAACTACATACTTCAAAAAGATTGGCTAATAGTCATAATTATTAATCACAAATCATAAAATAAATAGCAAGAATTTAATCACGTAAATTATTAGAATCACTAATCAAATTCTTGCTACAACAAAAGGATGTGAATTAAAATATTTTCTCACCTAAGAAGCTTAAAAACAGGTATCCACAATCTTATCAAATGGCATAAAGTTATCTACAATGATCGTGATTGGGATCACTACTATATCTACTCCATATTACATAAAAAATTCAACAATATGGAAAAATTCTTCAATAGTGATAAAGCATGGACTGCTAAATCAGAAGGAATTGCAGAACAAATTCATGAAATTAAATTATTATGTGAAAGATTAATGAATGATAATTATTTAGAGGAAGCGTTAAAACCATTTGAAGAAAAATATGGAGATGTAGAGTTATTTAAAATTGTTGATCATAAAATTGAGCATAATGTGGATGAAGAAACTGTTTTAGAGTATAGAAAATGTGGAAAATTAGCAAATAGGAATAGAGAAGATGATAAAAATAAACTATTCGATTTGCTAAAATTAAATATTGAGAATTTTTGGGACTGAGAGAAGGTGAATTAAGATGAAAATTTTAATTGATGCTATGGATGGAACAAAGTGGTTAGAGGTAAGTAAAGAAGAATATGAGTTAAATTATACAGATTTAATTAATTTTATGCATTGTTTTAATCAGGACAGTGGTAAAATTGGATATTATCGCAAAGAGATAATAGTTGAATTTGGTAAAGAATGGTTTGAAAATAATCATATTAAAAATGAAAGGATGGAAGAT